CGGCGCATGAGTTTCCGGGATATCCAGCGGCTGTTTATCCAGTCCGTGGCCCGGGACGGCGAGGTCCTGATCCGCAAGCGGAGAAACTTCAACAACCCGTTTCGCTTTGCGCTCCAGGCCCTGGAGCCGGACCACCTGGACATGGACTACGACGTAACGGAGCTGGCCAACGGCAACCGCATAAAAATGGGCGTGGAGCTGGACCCCTGGGGAGCGCCGGACGCCTATCACGTGCTGACCAACCACCCGGGTGAAAACATCTTTTACATGAAGGGCCGGTACCGGGAACGGATCCCGGCGGACGAGATCATCCACGCCTTTATCGTGGAGCGGCCCGGGCAGACCCGGGCGGCGCCCTGGATGGCCGCGTCCATGACCCACCTCATGCACGCATACCGCTACCAGGAAAGCGAGGAAGTGGCTGCGCGGATCGGGGCGGCGAAAATGGGCTTTATCACCAGCCAGGACAGCGAGGGCTACGCCGGCGACGACGAGGACGACGGCGACCTTGTGACCGAGGTCCGGCCCGGATCCTTTGAGCAACTGCCCGAGGGCATGAGCGTGGAAACCTTTGATCCGGACCACCCGAACACGGCGTTTTCCGACTTTATGAAATCCGTGCTCCGCGGCGCCGCGGCCGGCTTGAATGTCAGTTACAACTCGCTTTCATCGGACCTGGAGGGCGTCAATTACAGTTCTATTCGCCAGGGGGTCCTGGAGGACCGCGACAACTGGATGCTTTTACAAGCCTGGATGATCGACAGCTTTATGGTGCCGGTTTTCGAGACCTGGCTCGAAATGGCCATTTTAAGCGGCCAGGTCAGCCTACCCATGACCAGCTTTGACCTTTATAACGCCCCGGTCTGGAAACCCAAGCGCTGGGGCTGGGTGGATCCGCTCAAGGATATGAATGCCAACATTGTGGCCATCGAGAACGGTCTCAAGAGCCGGGCCGACGTGATCGCGGACCAGGGGGGCGACATCGACGACACCTTTGAGGCCCTGGCCACTGAGGACAAAAAGGCCAAGGCGCTCAAGTTAAACCTTAAAAACGGAGGCAATGGCAATGCGAAACAAACCTAAAAACGAGGTTTTCAAGCGTGATTTCCTGATCCAGCGGGATCAGGTCAACGAGGACACCAGGACCGTGGAGCTGTCTTTCAGCTCAGAGGAGCCTTACGAGCGATATTTCGGCACCGAGATCCTGGACCACGGAAAAAAGGCTGTCAAGCTCAACCGCATGAAAAACGGGGCCAACCTACTGGTGGACCACGACCGCAGGGACGTGGTCGGCGTCGTGGAAAAGGTCTGGATCGGGGACGACCGCAAGGGCCGGGCGTCCGTCAGATTTGGTAAATCAGACCGCGCCGAGGAAATTTTCCAGGACGTGCTGGACGGGATCCGGGTCAGCGTAAGCGTGGGCTACCGTGTGCACCGGTGGAAGCAAGAGGACAGCGACGTGGACAACCCTATTATGCGGGCCACCCTATGGGAGCCCATGGAGGTTTCACTCGTGAGCGTGCCGGCCGATATGACCGTCGGCGTGGGCCGCGGCGAGGAGGGCGACAACATTAACAAACAAATATTAGAGGAGGGCACTACTATGCCAGATCCAACCCAAGAGCCCCAAGCACGGGCAGACGTACAACCGCAACCGGCAGCCCCGGCGCCGGCACCACAACCCACCATCGACGTGGACGCCATTCGGACCGAGACCGCGGCCAGCGTCCGGGCGGATGAAAACACCCGCGTGAGCGAGATCCTGGCCATCGGCGATCGTTTTCACATTACCGACCTGGCCCGCGAGGCCATCGCCGGCGGCATGAGCGTGGACGCTTTCCGGGAAAAAGTCCTGGAGGCCATGGAAAACCCGAAACCCGCGGACCCGCCCATCGGCATGAATGAAAAAGAGGTCCAGCAATACAGCCTCTTGAGGGCGCTGGCTGCAGCGGCCAATCGAGACTGGTCCAAAGCGGGCTTGGAGCTTGAGGCATCCAGGGCCGTTTCCGAACAACTTGGAAAAGACCCGAGGGGCTTTTTTATCCCGAGGGACATTCAGGGCTGGGGCCGGCGTGACCTTACCGTCGGCGCCGACGACGCCGGCGGATATCTCAAGGGCACCGATCACCTGGGCAGTGAGTATGTTGAAGCGCTGCGGGCAAAACTGGTGTGCCGGCAACTGGGCTGCAGGGTCCTTAGCGGCCTGGTAGGCGATATCGCCATACCGGCGGCCAATGCGGCCACCACGGTTTACTGGGTGGCTGAAAGCGGCGCACCCACGGAAGGAGCGCCAACTTACCGCCAGATCGCCATGGCACCCAAAACCGTGGCCAGCTATGTGGACATGAGCCGCAAACTTATACTCCAGAGCTCGCCAGACATCGAGGCCCTGGTTCGTGACGACCTGGTGACAGGCACGGCCGTGGGCATCGACGCGGTGGCCATCGAAGGTGGCGGCTCCAATGAACCGACCGGTATCACGCAGACAAGCGGTATCGGCTCCGTGGCATTGGGCACCAACGGCGCAGCCCCCACGTGGGCCATGGTGGTGAATCTATGGCGCGAGGTTGCCGTGGATAATGCGGCCGTGGGCGCCCTGGCCTATCTTACCAACCCGCAAGTTATGGCTAAGCTCATGGTGACGCCCAGGATCGCCACCTATGACGCCACTATGATCGCCAATGACATGAAAAGCCTTATCGGGTTTCCCGTGGGCATTACCACCAACGTGCCCAGCGATCTGACAAAAGGATCCGGGACCAGCCTTTCCGCCATGATATTCGGGAATTTTAACGATCTGATCATCGGCGAATGGGGCGCGGTGGACGTCCTGGTGGATCCGTTTTCAGGCTCAACAACGGGCACCGTCCGGATCACGTGCTTTAACGACGTGGACGTAGCGGTAAGGCACGCCGAATCCTTTGCGGCATGCCTGGACATCATCGACACATAGGCTAACAACCTGGAGCGCCGGCGGTGAGCATTTCCCGGCCTTGGGGGGCCGGGATCCCGCCGGCATGGAAAACGGAGGACTCAATGGCAAAAGACAAGCCAGTAACAATAAAAATCATCCGCGGGACCGTATGCGATCAGGTGGCAGTGGAGCCCGGCCAGGTGGTGGAAACCAGCCCGGCCACGGCGTCGCTTTTGATCGGCATGAGAAAGGCGGTGCCCATGGCAACGGAGGCCGAGGCCCCAGAGGAGCGCGACACGGAAACGGCCAAGGGGCTGACAACCAGGAACGCCGGCGCCCTGGTCAAGGGCAAAAAGGCCAGTTAACCGTTAACAGAAAGGAGCGCGAGGAAAATGCTTAAAGACTTACAAAATACGGTGCACGTGACCCAGGTCATCGACCCGGCCGTGATCACCACCGACACGGACAGCGACAGCGTGGATCTCCTGGAATACTACGCGGTCACCTTCATGGTGCTCGTGGGAGAGAGCGGCGACACGCTTTCGGGCTCGGTCAAGATCGAGCTGGAGATCGAGGACTCGGACGACGATTCCAGTTTTTCCGACGCCGCGGACGCGGACGTCCAGGGCTATGTGGCCGGCACCAATGACGGCTGTTTCGCCGTTATCGACGCGGCGGCCGAGGACGACGTGGTGGCCATTGCCACCTATCACGGATCCGCACGCTACGCCAGGTGTGTGATCAATGTTACGGGCACGCACACAAACGGCACGCCCATAGGTGCCATTGCCATCCGGCACGGGGCCGACTATTTGCCGGCGTCATAAAAGCCGTTAACCGCAAACCGTAAACCGTTACCATGAACCTATACACTTTTTTCAACACCATCATAGAAGCCATTGCCCAGGACACGGAACTTGATTCCTGGGCAATCAACAATTTCGGCCAGGGGGTCCATGTGTATGCCGACATCGACACGGACGCGGCGCCGGACACGGACGACATGCCTTATGTGATCTGTCACTCGCCCGGCCGGTCCGCCCACCAGGACCAGGCCGCGGTGTTGTGGACCATAGAGGCCTGGCTGGCGTTTACCAAGAGCACCTACAAGACCCTGCCGGACGAGAACGTCACCGAGCCCACGGGCGTGGAGCTGATCAGCACCTTTATCGAATATGTAGAGGACGCCATTGCGGACAATTTGCCGGCAAATTTTTCCATGGGCTCGGAGGTGGGCACGGACACGGCCGGCATGCTGCCCGAGGTCCACGCCCGGGTCATCTTT